GTAAGGGACAACGTTTTCTACCACCCATGGATTCTGAACAAATCGCTTCAAAAAAATGATCTCCTGATACAACGACAATTCTGGGAACACCCTGACTTTGGTGTTGCAAATCCTCATCTTGGAATGACTCTGGCACGGAGGGGACGACCAAATGAAATCAAATCTGTGAAAATTTTCCAATAGGTATTGATGAGCGTCCCCCACAATCATCTTGTCATCGGGATAAAGTTGCTGGTAGACCCCTGCAATGTCTGGATTTATTTCAACAGCCGTCACCCTGCAATCCGTCCACAGCTTCCGATTGCCTCCTATCCCTGCATATAGATTGAGACAATTCATAGGCCGATTAGTTGTCATCGATCCTTGGTGGTGACAACTTCATAGCAGGCTGCCGCAAGGCCGGCCGCTTTCGAGTCATAGAAACTCTTCGAAAAGATGTCGATGATCTTAAAGGCCCTGGGGGCCAGTCCTCCCCCACCCAAGAGAACTGACTTTGCATACCCCAGGACCAAATGACGCACACCTTCAGGATCATCTTTGATTGTTTTTAGAATCGTTGCCACACCTGCCCAGTCGGCCCGAGGGTTAATCAAAGCACGAGCCAGTTCAATCGCCACGTCCTTGTCCACGGACGCGGATTGAATGGCAGCAATTTGTTCCTTGTCCCCATTCAGTTCCCCAATCTGTTCAAGAATGACAAGAGCTTTCCGAGCCGAACCTTCTGACACTTCAATGATCTCATCAACGATGCTCTCAGAAACTTTTAATTGTTCCTTTTCAATCGCTCGTTGGAGAACTCGTTTCAAAGCTGGATTGGACAAGGCACTGAGTCGAATTTCGGTGCAACGTGTCCGAATTGCTTTGTTCAGTTTCGATTCATCTGTCGTGGCGAGAAAGAAGTAAACGTGACTGGGAGTGTCCTCCAGAATCTTGAGCAACGCCTGCTGAGCGAATCCCGCCTTGCTCCATGACTGAACTTCTTCAAGGAAAAAGATGCGGCAGGGACCGTCAATCGGACAGAGATTGATTTGCCGGGACAAACTGCGAATCCTGTCAATTGGACTTTCCACCATAGCACAATCAATTTCCTGGTAGTCAGAAGATCCACATTCCAGAATATCTTTTAAGATTCTGGCAATCGTAGTTTTGCCAGTTCCCGAAGGTCCAGTAATCAGAATTGCTCTAGGAAGTTTATTCTTGTCGAGCAGTTTTTGGAGTGTGGTAATAGCACCGTCTTGTCCGATGACTCCTTTGAGTGTTTTAGGACGCAGCCGTTTATAAATCTCGTTGCTCATATTATGCTTCTCTAGCTTCCCAGTTCTCCTTCACGTCACTTAATCGTTTTTCCATTTGTTCTTGCGTCTCTGGATTCAAATGACCAAAGGCCACAAGCCTGAGATAGAAAACGTTCCACCATTTCCGTTTGAAAACTTCAGGATGTTTGTAACCAAGAATTTCTGCGGCTTGCATCAAATGGAAGTGAAAATGAAGCGGGATTTGATCACCACATTCAATATAAAGATCCATGGCGTGATCGATGTCACGGACTTCATTGGATTGGCACGGTCCCATAAAACTTCCTCCACGCGGATCAAGTGAGGTTTCCAGAACGCATTTATCAAATGCTGAAATCAAGTAGCACCGCCTCAACCAACGACATAGAGTTTTTACAGGATGTGTTTTACGAATTCCATCCGGTGCTCGCGTAGCTGTGAGTAGGACTGTTTGTTGCATAAGTGGCAACTCCGTTACCCAATCTTGTAATACATTCATATTGCTAATGTTTTCAGAAATTTGATTGGATCAGTCGTTGATCTGGTTGGGTCTTTGGGATGCAGGAATCGTCCGTTCTTGAAACCGGGTTTGTCGTTCAGTGTCTTGATTTCCTTTTTCTGGAACCAATTCGCACCCTCAGGAGCGATTTCGTATTCGATCTCCAGTGGCACCGTGATCCACTTCCACGTTTCCTTTAGGTCCACCGTTGTCACTTTCTCAACAATTTCAAGGAAGTCGCGCAGTTCACTGGTCCTGACATCGGACACAAGACTGTCGTGAATCTGTCCCACGATCATCGACTTCATTTTGTGTTTACGCAGCAGTCGATTCACTCGGATCAGACTCCACAGAAGGCAATGAAAAGCAGAGCCCTGGACGGGGTAGTTGACCACGGCATTTTTCTTGAACGACCCAAACACTCTGAATCCACTCAGTAAATCAAAGTATCCCTTTTCGAGGTAGGCACTATACCAATCTCGACGCCACTGGTTGTAAACCTTGAATCGTCGGCCCCAAAAATCATCCTCGACTGCTTTCATGTGAGCCTCGAAGGTCCCAGGTCTCGGCCTCTCCTCGGGATTGCATTCACCAAGTTCGCTGATGCCTTGACGCTTCAAATGTTTGTAGAGAGATTCTCCGTCCGATCCTTTCAGTTTTCCTTGTCGAATCCATTCCCAACAGTTCCTGGCACATGCCACGTAGTAGTCACCGTAGAATTGAGGGAAAACAAATCTGTTCTTCGCCCCGTAGCGAATGTCCTTGGCCATCTTCGGATCGAGTTTTTCCCAGACCTTTTCCAGTTTGTAAATCTGGATGGCCATGTCCTTGTGCATATCCTCCCCGTTGACTCCCTTAATGTATTTGATGAATACCGGGTCGGCGTGATAGGCAGCGGAAATGAAAACTTCTAGCCCTCTAAAGTCATTCTCAACAATTGCATTCCCTGGGGAGGAAATGATGTGACCTCGAACCAATTCGGACACCTCCTTGTCCCGTATTGGCATATTTTGGAAGTTTGGATCGTTACATGAAGATCGAAAAGAGCGTGCAAGATGGAGATTGAAACTGGGATGGATTCTGCCCCCGACAATCTCTCGTTCGATGCCTTTAAGATAAGTGCCATAGGCTTTCTCGTATTTGAAGAGTCGAATCAGTTTCTTCGTGAATGGAAGTCCGATCTCCTGAAGGGCTTCTTCATTCATCTGTGCTCTACCCGTCGCAGTCCGAGTCAGGACTTCGTAGCCCATCTCCTTGTGGAGGACCCGCTCCAGTTGGTCACGGGAGGTGATATTGGTTTTTGATCCGTAAAGTTTTCTCCAAATCTTCCAGGGTTCCTCTTGCTCCAGTTCTTCACGAAGTGTCCTAATCTTTTCTTTGATGTCGATCTTGGTCTGTTGCAGGCGGGGGACATCGATTCGAATGCCGTTGGCTTCGATGCGGGACAGTTCGATCAAACCGTCTTGGAACAGTTGATAACCCTCCTGTCGGAGAGCGTTGACCTTGATATGTTTGGAGAGATTAACCACAGAAAATTGAGATTAGGATCCAAATCACGTTAGAAAGGATGGTGGCGTGCCATATGCCTCGAATGTAGGCTTTCTTGCAGGCTTTCCCTGCTACATCTGCTACCATTTCGTTAAGATATGGAATGTCGTGTTTCTCCTCCCCAACTGGACGGTAGAGGCGTTCAATCCACTTGCCCTTATCTTCTTTCATAAAAAGTAAATTTGTTGCAGGAGGAAGAACACAACGCCGCCCCAATTCACAGCCCCATCTCCTTCATTTGCAGGATAGCCACCTCACGTTCAGCAAAAGCATCCACTCCTCCATACAGAAGGAGATCCTTCATTTCGATTTCCTGGATTCGATTGTAGGGAGAATTTTTGCTGCTGAACAAATAGGGTTCAATGTTGGCGTTGTAGGTCGGGATGCCCAACTTCACGAATGCTTGAAACTTGATGGACGTAATGCCCTCACGGTTGTCTAAGCAATGGGCGGCGAGCATCGTATCCCAGTTCCAATTAGTCACACCCCATCCAAAATTTTTCAACGTCCATCGTTCCTCCATTTTGATATTACTCGCTATCTTCCGAGTCCGATCAGATTGAAGGAACCCCCCAGTCGCCCCGATAGCACTACCTACCCATGGATAAGAAATTGTTTGATGTTTGTTCGAGAGAGCACACGAATAAATCTGTGCTCTTGGCCACTCGGGTTTGAGGCAATTCGTTTCGTAATCGACCGCAACAAAACCACCTGCTCGACCCATTTCCAGAATCGCTTCCGCAGCCTCTCGGTCGTCGTAAATAATTTCAACTTCTTTGGAAAGATCAGGACGTGCGGGTGTATCATCTTCGATGTTGAACGCTCTCTCTAAATGTTTTTTGAACAGCTTGTCGAGGAGTGGATTTTTCATCCTCAGCAAATACGAAGGATGATAGGTGGGGCAGACCCAATGCTGCTCCAGTGGGATGGTCCATCCCGTCCACCGTTCCAATGGACCGATGTCGTCCTTCCAATAGGGTGCCAGCACGCTATGCAACGCAGACCCACCGAGAGTCACGATTACTCTGGGTTTGAATTCGTTAATGGTGTTGATGAGATTCGGCCGGCAGTAATCGATCTGCCTCGGGTCCTGGATCTTGTTGCCAGGAGGTCGGCAAATCAATGCGTTGGTCGTGAGAGCGTCTCGGTCCAGATCGATTCCTAAATCGTCCAGAGTGTCGCGGAGAAACTCTCCTGCTTTGCCGATGAAGGGTCGTCCTTCCTCATCTTCAGTTTTTCCAGGAGCCTCACCCACTACCAACACTCCCTGCCTGCCCTTTCCGTAGGGTTTCATCTTTGGGCTCTGGCATCCCTTGAGTAGGCCGCACGCCCCACAACGCGGCACAAGTCCAACAGGTTTTTCCTGTTGGACGGTGGATGAGGCAAAGAATCCTTGCATTTAACGAGGGACAACTCCTTTGGCGATGCCTTCTCCCAGTCCTCGGGTCGCAGCTTCGATGGCTTCCACGTCAGGACGACTTTCCGCTTTCACTGTGATCCTGGAAACGCCATTGGAGTTGGCTTCGAACAAAACGTCCGCAGCCGTGAACATAAAAAATCTTCGGTCAGTGACTTTGATGCCACGGTTGATGTCTTGAAAGGTTGTGCTTTTGCAACCACAGAACAACAGCAGAAGCAGTGAGACAATAGTTAGTTTTATTTTCATAATTTTGTTTTTTCTTTCTGACCGAAACTCTATTCTTCTGCCTCCTCAGTCTCTTCTTCCTCTTCCTTCGGCTGCCCCAGCACAGAGCAGTAAACCCAGCTCCCACCCACCACCTTCAATTTCGTTTTGGTGATCTCGGCATCCTGATAATTTTCAGAGATGTGTTTGAGGAGTTCAGGAGCGATGACGAATTCCATCGGTGGACCGTTGTAGGAAACTTTCCGAACCTCTTTGAACCACCCACTCAGCCCTTGTCCTTTGATCCTAATCACCCCATCCTTCAATCGGACTTCACACAATGCATCCCCTGCCTTGTCCATGGCGAATACAGAAGCTCGATCACTGGCTTCAGCCAATCCCTTGGGAATGACAATCGGGTGTCCTTTGAACTGAAGAATTTTGTCGAGGGGGTGATATTCCTCGGTGTGTCGTCGGCAGGAAAAAACGAGTCCATTCTGATTCTTAAAATGAATCCATGACTCAGTCAGTGCAATCCTGTCCATGGCCAGCGAAACAATGTGACCAAGGGACGTTCCACGCACCAGCACCGACCGCTTCAAACCTGTTTTGATGTGGACCCTCATGATCTGGAGGTTGTCACACGCCTCAACCCATTCAGGTGCAAGGTGAATGCAACACAGTTTGAAATTGGATTCGTCGGTGCTGACGCAATGTTTCACCAGTCCGACTGCTTCTGTGAATTCTTTCGATAAATCGTGCCACTTGGAAGGTTGTTCCACCTTGTCCACGGGCAGGTGAATCTCGGATTCCTTGGTCACACCGAAGGCTTTGCGCTTGCCTTTGAATTCCAGTTCTCCTTTCTCGTTCTCTCGGACCTCCAGGTCTTCGTCGTCCATCTTTTCGAGGATGGAGATCAGTGGAGCGGCCTGCACAGCTCCCGTGACACCCAAATCGACTTTCTTGCGGCAAGAGATTTCGTCGTTGAAAGTGATGACATATCCGCCATCGAAGACAAAACAGTTATGAACAAAAACCCCATTGGCAGCGAAATTATGATACTTGTGGACTGACAGATCATACACATCCTCACGACCAGCGCACTCAACAGAAACCACTTTATGATTGATTGTCGGTCTTGGGTGGATTCCTCTTTTGTCTTCTCTGAAATCCAATCCTTTCTTGGCAGCGTTCTTATTTCCTTTCAAAGCAATAGACAACCAAGGTTTTTTTGAAGGAGAGATTTTGTTTCCCATCATCCTTTGGCTTTGCAAAGCCCGAACATGGGGCATCCGCGCAGGTGGATTCAATTTAGTATGAAGTCCCAAGTGGGTAGATAGTTTTAACTGTTCAAGATTGTCTGGAGAGTTGTTCCAAGAATTCAAATCTTTGTGATGGACATGGTATCCTTGCTTTCTTTTGCCTTGTGTCTGCTCAAACACCCACTCATGCGCCCGAACTCGACCAGTATCGAGATAAGCATGAATGTGGTAATACCCTTGATCGAAACGGTGATTGAAAGGCATTACCGAATCACCCCTTTCCAGTTCACAAACGGGGCGGTATGAACCATCCTTCATCAAGAGAAGATGATCTGCTGTTAGCTTAATGGAATGCCCCGTATCAAATACCACTTGAAACACTTCAGCGTTGGATCGGGTCTTACGTAAACCAAACGCCTCACCTATCACCAATTTTTCTCCATCGGTGCTGTAAACCAAAAAGTCAGTGACCTTTCTGGAAAGGAGGTTAGCAATTGTGAAATCGCCCCCCAAGGTGTGAATAATTGTTTCAGCCGATAGACAACTGCTCTGTTCAAGGAACTCCCGCTGGGAAAGTCCGGCTCTGACAGTTGCTAAATCGTTTAGAAGATTCTCTCGGTTTATTTTCATTACGGCAGTATGTCACGGGCAATTTCATTGAATACATTAACCCCCGGTGGGTTCTCCGAAGTAAACGTCCAATTGGGTTTTATATCCGCCCAAGACCAACTTTCCTTCCCACCCACATGGAGATGGAACACAGGTTTTTCTGTTGGCATCTCTGGATGTTTCAATGATAAGAGAAGTTTCTCAATTTCCTCAGCGATGTATTGTTTTTCTTTCAAACTAAACATAATCTTTAGCTCCAAATCCCGTCTGGGTGTTCTTTCTTCAAAGCGTCGAGGTTGCGTCGGATGTAGTTGGCCACGTCGGACCGCTTGTCGTCCTTCAATCCGTTGGTCCATAGGAAGTGGAAGTAACTCGCTGGCACATCCTGCATGGGAACACCCCGATGTTTTCCGAACGGCATTTTGTCGAGGTCGTCTAACATTTCGTCCTCCTATTATCTCTTTTGAAAAAGAAAGAGACCGCAACCTTTATCAAGTCGCGGTCTCTTGTTATCAGCACCCCGAGCATCCTCCTTTTGAAATCAGGCAGCCTCTTTCTCCGCAACGACCGTTTTGGCACCCTGAGGCTTGTGAACCTTGTGGACCCGGTGCTTCGAATTCTTTTGGGCTCTCTTCTCAGCCGCACCCGGAATCACCCGATACTGAATCAGCCGACGACGTTCGTAAACACCATCGTCAGCCGCAAAGTAGAGACGACCCCGAGCCTTCTTCAAGGACATGCCAGCCTTCTTGGCGATCTCTTCCTCGTCCATCCAGTTCCCGTTGACCACAGCATTCACTCTGGCTGAGATCGATCCCAGGATGCAACCAAAAGAGTCACGGGGCTTCTTGTCCTTCTTGATGGCTTTGTGTTTCGGTTTCTGTTTCTTCTTCCTCTTTGATTTCACGTTTTTGGTGTGGCTCTTTTGGTTGCTCACCAGCCGGGCCACCCGCTTCTTCTTCGCATCCTTCATCCTTTCAGGATCGGGGGCCTTGCCGTTGTCAAACACCTCGATGTCGTCGCCAGCCTCCACCAGTTTTTTGAACGACTTCCTCCGATCCTCAGGGATCTCGGATTCCTCCTTGTTTCTGGCGGTGTGCTTCAAAGCCTCCGTGAGTTTTTCAACTCCCCAGGTATCGGCTCTGGACATCCCAATAGCCACCAGAAAAATGGCTGCGGCTGCTTTTGTAACTTTCATCGTTTTATGCTCTCCAGTTTTGTTTCGTTGTTTCTCACGTCTTTCTTATTATCTATGGATTGATTCAGAACAACCAAATTTATTTTATTCAGAAAGAGGAAATGATGCAAGGACAGGCAATGGCGAGTTCCCCAGCCGTCCAAACAACCTGGGATTCGGACCACTTGCCGTTTCTCAACGCAATCCAATTTAATCGATAAATCCCCATCTCTTTCTCATTCTCGGTCTGGTTGATTCCAATCATCCCGCTCACATGGTCATTTTTTCTACGATCCTCGGAAAAATCCTTCTTCCGAATAATCCATGCACTGTAGCCCGTGGCAGCGGTCTGGGTTGCCGTCACCACCAGACAATGATTCCTCAGTGCGATACGCCTGAGGATCTTCCACGTTGCATTGATCTGATGACGAAAGTCCTGATTTTTGGTGTGGGGTTCAGGAGCCAGTAGATCAGCATAATCAACAACCACAAGGTCAGGGGGTTGCTCCAACTTTCCGAATTGTTTCATGTCCTGCTCGATCTGGCTGGCTGAGATCACATCTCCTCCTTCGACCTTCAAATGCAATCTGGACTCCTTCGATCCCGTGGTGGCCAGAAATTTCTCTCGTGCCAATCGAATGTCCCTGGGGGTCAAGCCGGATCGGTTTTCAGTTTTGAGTTTGACGTTGGCGGAATCGTCCCGTGATTCAGGAGTTTGGAGTCGAACCGGAATGTGAACCTCTGCCTCCTGCAAAGGTTTCCGAGTCATCCTCATGCACAACCGATGACCGACATCGTCCTTGGACATGTCCCCCAGCACGTAGTAGAGAACGCGACGACGTTGTTTGAGAGCCCGCCAAACAATCTCCTGAAGCCAGAAAGATTTGCCACGCTTGGAAGGACCGGCAAAGGAAATGAAACTGTTTCGTTTGAGATAAGGAGAAAGGAACTTTCCCAGGGCATCGGGAAATTCAACCAATCGTTCGTCGTCATCCTTTCGAGTAAAAACCTCTTTGAGAAATTCCAGACTGAGGGGGTCCTGCCATCCCGTAGTGGCGAATTCGATGCGCTCGTATTCGGAATGAGCCCGAGCGGCTTCCTCCAAATCGTTTTTCTCCAAAGCGTCCCCGATTGCTTCTGACATACGGGCAAGTCGAATTCTATCAAAATATTCAGAAGCTTTGTCAACGATGTAGTCCTCGTTGATGGATTTGGCGATACTGCGATACTCTTCGTCCAACCCACTCAGAAAGTTTTCCACGAGGTCAACCGATTCCTTGTCCTGGCTGGATTGGGCAAACTCTGAAAAGATTCCTTCAATGGCTTTGCGAGGGGCTCTCTGATATTTGGCGAAGTAGTCGAAACACCATTTGGCGATCAGATTGGACCACTTGCTCTTGAATGGGCGACTGTGATCCTGACCCATGTGACGGTAGACTTTTGCCAGAACCCCATCGTGGACCAGGAGTGCAATCAGGATCGTTCGTTCCTCGCTGCTTTGGTAACGGGTGGTTTTCAATCTCTGAACCCCTTCGGGTAATGGAGAGTTGTTTCGATCAGATTCCCTTTGGTAGTTCTGGTCACAGTCGGAGCATTCATTTCCTCATTGGCGTTTTCATGACACCATCTTTCGATCTTGCTGAACTTCTCCCGAAAACCATCAGCACTCTCGGCTTGGGGCTTGTATTTTACATGGGGGGTGTTGATGAAAGTTTTCAGAACTCGTTTCAGGCGATCCTTGTCGCCGTCTATGGAATCCAAGAGTAGTTCAAACTCATGAACCCATTTGGACCTTTTGAATTGGGGATTTATCTTTCTGGATACTCTTATATGTTCTTCTAATACTTTCACACACTTGAGGATGAATGGCGTTGTCTCCTTTCCTCCATTCAAGTGAAAACCAATTGAATCCGTGGCGGAACGATTTCCGCCACTGAGTTTATTATTTATTACTCTATCTTTACTAAGGGGTCGATTTTCTGCGGCATTGGATTTCAGTGACACTGATTTTCGGTGTGACTGATGGTTTTTGGATTTTTCCTTTGTTTTCACCTCTTGCGCCAGTTCATAGATCACCCATTTGCGTCCAGCCAATCGAGTTCCGTCTTTACTTCGAACTGTTTCATTTTTGGCGTATCCCGCATCCCTCAACTCTCTCAAAGCACTCCATATCGCTGCCTTCTTGTTTTTGTGACGATTCAACAAATCCCCCATTCGGACCTCCCAATTTTCTTTCTTGGTGAGGAGGTAGATAAGCAGACCTTTTGCCTTCAATGATAATCGAGAATCTCTCCAAGGGGCGTTGTCAACAATGGAGAAATCCTTTTCATGACGGACTACTTTGGAAATCACAACCACCTCCGACAATTGATGTATCCGTATCTTTTTAATTGCCGAATAGCTTTGATGTATTGGGGTTTCCAGTCTTTTAGGTGACCGATTTCAAAATCACGCTTTCCGTTGGAGTAGATGCCTATAAGTCTGAGGTAAACTCCAATAATTTCTTCAGATATTCGGGTATCCTTGGTTATTTCAAGGTCAGGTCCTTTAGTCGTAAGAGCAATTACCATATTGGTTAAATAAAAAGGCTGCTACTCTCAAGGGGTGAAAAAAGGCGGTGACGTGCCCGAACCCTCAAAAATAACAGCCAAAGTCAACTTACGTCACCTTCTGGTTTTTCACAACCAGTCTCAGACATAGTCTGAACGACGGACACATTGCTTTCCATCCCCGCCCAACACAAGTTTATTTTCTCAACAAGTGTTTGATTCCCCAAACAGATCGATTCATCAGCCGGCACAGTTTCCGAATGGAGAATCCCTCGGCCGACATTGTCTTAATAATTTTAATTCTGGCTTCGACCAGTTCCCTGGGCCGGCTCCGGGATCGGATTTCGTTGGTTGTGTATCCAGTGTCGTGGCAGAGCTGACCAAAACGAAATGCTCCTGGAAGGTCTTCAAGCAAGGGCTCGTTCAATAGATGGTCGATGATCATCCGTGCCCGAAGCAGTTCCTCGCGTTGGAATGGGGTCAATCGTTGTCCTCCCAGTTATCCGCAATCCGTTGAAGACGTTCTTTCCCAGTGTTCTCCTTATCAACGGATCTCCCCCACAAAACATCGTCGCGTAATTCTGACACTGCGTTGCGGACCAGTTCTGCGAGCTGGTCTGGTGCCACTGCATCCAACTCCCAGGAACTGTCTCCGAACTGTGCCACGTAGTCCTCGGCTCGACTGTCACTCATCTTGGCAGGATTCTCAGGAGGGTTTAACTCTTCGATCTGATCCATGAACGATTTGGGTTTCATGCCCGGTAGTCGTGAAGGAGTTCGCAGCCAATGTCCTTTTCCGTCCCGTCCCGCATCAGGCAGGCAAACACACCCACAGTGCGGACACCGAGAATCTGAATATATTCACCTGTCTGGAGGCTGTAAGCCGTCGAATACAGATGTGCTTTGTTTTGGATGAGACTCCAAACACGATTACGTTCTGCCTTGGCTTCGTCTCGTGCCCTGAAGGATTCCTGGCGATCCCGCTCCTCGTAGAAGTCGGCAATGTCGTTTCGTTCGGGACTGGCACCCGAGCACCTGAGGTTTTCCATTGAGTTTCCGAATCGGTTCATAATGTTATTATCTTTATTAATCCTCCAAACCCATCATGTTTTTCCATCTGGCGACTACTGCACGTCCCAGTTCACAATCCCACTTCCTGGCTACAAAACCGTGCAGTTTTGGCTGATCCGTTTTGCAATTTGCCAAACGACCTTCCAAAGGTTTTAGTCCTTTATCGTGGAGCGAGCACATTCCATTTTCAGTTAAGAGATTGCAACGCCCCCAGGGAAAACTGGGGGCATATTGGCCCTCACGTCCGACAATGGCAGGCCCGAGCAGGAAAATGTCTTCATCGTCGGGTCCACAGGCACTCCACCAATCCAGCATCAATTTATCTGCAAACCCGTTTTCAATTAATTGATCGGCTTCCTCAGGCGTGGGCCAACAAGGACGATCCTCACACATCTTAACGCACTTGTGGCAGGAACAAATTGTTTCTTTCATAACCAATCTCCGAATCGGTTCATAACGTATTATCTTTTTTGTTATCCGTTTGGGCAGCAGTGTTGGCATTCTTTGGCCGATGCGTGATTTGCCTTTAGACAAAAACCGCAAAACCATCGAAGACTCTTTTTCTTTTGACCCAGCTTCCGAATCTTCTCACCTCGGACTTTTCGAAGTGCGTTGCACAACGCCTCTTGAGTCTCGCGGGCGACTTGCTGAATCTCACCAAAGTTCAAGTCTTGGTGGTTCGGCCAAACAACTTTGACTATTTGATTTCTTGTCATAACGAAATGAATTTACTGAATCTATTCAAACAGTGCAAGAACTATTTTCAAAATCTTTTCAGAGACGTGCAACCTTGCGAATAAGCCTTATTTCCCTGGGAGATGCACACCCTGGGTCTTTCGAATCGATTAATAGATTCTCGGTGATTCCAGGGAAACACGATAACTGATTGGCCAGTTCTCTGGCATCCACTTGCGCCTCTTTCGAGGAATCGAAGCAGACAAACCGTCTCGGTATCCGTGCCAGCTTTCTAACTTGAGCCGATGAGAATGCAGTTCCAAACACTGCGCCGGCCCCCGGACCTATCTTCCAAACGTCGAAAGGACCTTCACAGATCACCACCGAGTGAGTGACGTAGTCCCCACCGTAAATCAGTTCCTTGTGGTTGATCTCTTCCTCACTCGCAGAAGCCGAAATGTATCGCTGTGGAACCCGGTCCCCAATCGCCCGAGTGGTCCAACTTACGACCCGTCCACGGTAGGTGATCGGAATGTAGATCCTCCACTTCAACCTCGACGCCAAACCAATCCCCTTGACCCCCCATACCTGAGTGATTTCCTCATGATTCAGCCCCCGATTCTCCAAATAGGCAATATGTGCCGTGGTGAGGACTCCTATTTCGGGTGGTTCCTGCGTCCTGGCTGCCCGGGGACGCTGTTTTTCCGTCCCAAGGGTGTCAAGACCATGGACGGATGCCCTCGCCTTGTCTGAGGGCATCCCAAGAGCTTGCAGCACTTTTGGTGCCGAATGCCATCGGCAACGCCAACAAAAGAAATATTTCGACTGGAGGTTGAACCCAAGATGGTAGTTGTCCGATGAGCAGAACGGACATTTTCGAAGCTGAAGCCATCCACTTCGAGTGTGTCTATGTCCCGATTCGACATACTCGACTTTAAGGTCACTGAGTATCTCTTGAATTGTCATAGGAAAAAGTTTGAGGGAGCAGGAGACCAATTACCTGCTCCCTCGGCGCATAGGAGGAACCGATTGTTTCTTAACTTACCGTCTTATTATCTCGCGATGCCCCCAGTTTTGCAAATCCGTTTTTGGGAAACAGTTTCATGAAAAGGATTAAGGCTTTCTTCATGGTGGTGCCTCGACGGGCGCAGGCCGACTTGAAGTCTCTCTTAATCTTTTCAGGAACACCCTGAATCAACAGTGAATCTCTCTTCATAAAACCTTTAACCGTCGTTCCAACACTGGCATCTTTCGTAGGGTTTCTTGCGATGCTCCCGACCGCAGTATTGGCAGAAGGTTCGATTGATTGCTAAGAACATTTCAGCCCTCTGTTCTTCTGTCATTTTCTCAAACTTTCGTATCACCAAATCAATAAATCTCTTTTGGGTTTTATTCATATGCACTTTTTCTCATTTCTCTCAACAGAATATCAAAGATGTCTAAATTATTTGGTGATCTTCCACCATCGAGAATGGCATCCAGAGTTTTGGACTTCTGTTTCAGGATATTGATCAATTTTGCTTCGATGGTGCGGAGCACAGCCAGATAGTGAATGTAGCAGTTTTTCTTCTGACCGATTCGATGAATTCGATCTTCACCCTGCACCAGATGACCCGGTGTCCACGGATAATCCAGGGCCACAAAATTACTGGCTGACTGGAGGTTCAGACCCATCCCGGCCGCAATCCAGTTTCCAATGAACAGACGGACCCGTTTGTTGGATTGGAAGAGTCGCACACTCTCCGCTCGTTTCCGTCCCGTGACTCGACCATCAACGACCACGCACTGATGACCGAATTTGTTTTTGAGATGGTCGATGACAAACGTGTGCATAGTAAGTCCCACCAGTTTCTCATCTGGATTGGCTTCAAAGAAATCCTCGATCCACCTCGTGGTCCACTCCAGTTTGAGTTTGGCGCACAGGCGCAGCAGGTATCCTACTTTGGTCAACGCCTGACTCTTTTTGGCACGTTTGGCTTTGGCTGGACTCAGTTTACTTAACCATTTCAGAAAGTCCTTTTCCGCTTCGTCATATTCCTTGTAGGAACTGAGTTTGAAGGAGACAGGTCTTCTAACTTTGTCAGGGAGTTCAGGCAGGACATCCTTCTTCAGTCGCCTGATCATGACCTCCCGTTTGAGGATTCGATTGAGTTTCCCCTCGTTCGCTGACCCATCGAACCTCCAACCCCATGGAGTGTATTTGGGTTTGCAGTAGCGCCACGCGAATTTGGTAAAGCTGGGGAAGAGATCAGGACGTATGGCTTGCAGAACTGGCCACAACTCAATTGGACGATTTGTCATCGGAGTTCCGCTCAGTCCGACAACTGATCTTACCGAGGACTGTCTTGTGAGTGTCAAAACTGCTTTTGTTCTAATTGCTTTGGGGTTTTTGCAAAAATGAATTTCGTCCAAGATTATGACTTGCGGTTTGGTTTTGACCAAAGCCGACAACCACGACTTCAAGAGATCGTAATTGAGGATGAGAATATCCCCAGTTGGAAGTGTTCGATGACCTTTTAAGTGCCCGTCGATTACCTCGGTGTGCATTCCGAAATGAAGGTGGGCTTCGGCCTGCCAAGTCCATTTCATAGAGCATGGAACGATGATGATAGCTGGACGGAGTTTGGGTATTTTCTTTAGCCAATAGAGGGCTTCGATGGTCTTTCCTGTGCCCATGTCGTTTGCAACCAAAGCACGTCCACTGAAATGGTAGATTTGCTTCACGTCCTCCAACTGAAATGGTTTTAGATCAGTCATTGGCAAACAACTCATCAGCAGCTTTGATTGATTTGTCAGGACCGTCCTCAATGAGTTCCAATCCACGCAGTTCACTTAAACTATTCACAAACCCACTACTGGTCTCGGAGTATCCCGACTGAGCAGCCAGTTCATCCCGTGAAGTAAAATTTGGATAAAATTCTATCAGCATCTCCAAGAGCTTTGAAGGACACTTCCCAAGTTGGTGAATCCATTTACCACGCAGTGCTCCCCCTGTTGGCAACGGGTCCACTTCTCCGATCATGGCGATTCCGTCTTCCGTCGCTTTCAATACATCCTTTCCTTCGATGGCTCCGACACCACGCAATTCTGAAAGAGCGTTGGCAAATCCACTGCTCTTGATCGAATAGGTGGAAGCCAGCGACAATTTGCGTTTGGTGGATGGGCCGTGTTGAACCAGGGTAGCGAGCAGCACCCGAGCACACTTCGTCAGTTTGACTTCTCCATTGTGTTCGATGGGGGTTTGGTGTGTGGGTTTGTGTGTGACATATTCCGGATCTGCCACTCGAACGGGTTTATGTGAAAATTTCTGAACAAATTTAGTGATTGCTACAGCAGGTGTGTTCAGTTTCGACTTGATGAAATCAACTTCTGGCTTAAGAGCGTTTGTGGCTTGAAGAAGATTGTCCAATTTTATGTAGTGCCTGCTCAATGATTCAATGAGTTTGGTGAGTCTGGATCGTTCTTTATCAGTCAGGACTGGGACTTCTTTGATCTCCGGTTTGGCAGTATCCACCTTCGGTTTCTTCGCCAACTCCTGTTTCAGTTTGGCGATCTCACGACGAAGTTCAGAAGGGTCGTTCGCTTTCGATTCCTCGATGACTTGAGCGAGCTTTTCCTTCACTGCATCCAGGTCCACATCAGCCCATCCAGCAGTGCTCACCTTCTTCTGCAACTGTGGAGGAGCAAAGGAATCGAACGTGGTGAACATTGGAAACCTCACACGTTCAGGACCGAAGCCCGCTTCAGGGGACCACACAAAAGCTTCCCCCCGTGCCATCCCTGCCAATGAATTTAGAACTACTTTTCCTTGTGCGGGATCTCCACAACCCTCAATCCAATCTTCCACCGCACCTCGATCTGCTGCGTGGATTACCCGCATTGCTACCAACGTCTCGCAACTCGTCAACGTGTCGTTGTGGACCTTCTGCGGTCGTTGAGATGCAATCAGACACACAATCCCGAGTCCACGTCCTTCCGCCATCAATCGATTGGACCAGTGCAAACACTTTGCCATGTCCCCCTCCTGACCCTTCACCTGTCCTTTCGGAGCGAAGTTGTGACATTCGTCGATCACCAAATAGAGTTCGCCTACATTCGTGTTGAACACACCCGAAGCAAAATCGATCCAGAATCTTACCATATGTGCCGTCATCCATCCCCGAAATCCGATGATGCACGGACGGTTTCCAGTCGTGATCAACTCTGCTACATGCTTCCCACTCTGTTGATTGATTGGCACATCACTCGCCCGAGTCTCTTTGAAATCACCGAATGCAATCACGGGGAAGCCAGCACTCTTTCCATCGGCAGAAGATTTCAATCCCCACCAATCCCCCTTGGGATCGATGATGCAGACCCGTTTCTTTTGTCGAAGCAAGTGCTCCACGATGTGCCGCAACGCAGAAGATTTACCAGCTCCTGTTTTACCCAGGACCACCATGTGTTGATCCAGAGTGGATGTTGGGATGCAGAGTTTTTTCATTTAATCAATTCAAAGTTCTAACAACAGTCCTACGATGCTCAAAGCACTCCATCCCGGTCCACTTGTTCGGCTGGGCAATCGTAGCCCGGTCAAATTTCAGACAATGACCATGAATGAATCCCATGTTCACGAGTCGCACTGATGGCTTTCCGTCCGCCATGCAGGACAGCCAACGTTTCTCGACTTCGCCACGTTTGAAATGACCACAGTCATTACAATCCGCGTCTATCTGCTGGCAGTCGAACGCTTCCTGCTTTATGCCAACGTCCTTGCATTCGGGATGGCACCAGAACTTCTGACGTGTTTCGACAGGGCGTGTGTCCCAGTAGGCGTAGGTGGCGACCTCGCATCCTTCAGGGATTAGCTTATTGCAGTAACGACAGTTCATATATTACGAATGGAAGTCCACGACGAAACTTTGGACGCTTCGTTCTCTCTAGCTCGCGGGTTCGCAGATTCGCCGGAACTGGCGTTTCCACCAGAGCAACAGCCTACGCCATAGTGAGCATCAGTGGACTCCATAATTGTTTCTATTTTTATTAAGCCCAAGCTTCCTGAAAACGAACACGAAGTTCTTCGTGTGCCCGCTCCACCTGCGAGGGCTTCCGTCCCTGCCGCACGAGATATTCTTTCACTTTTTTCATGAATCGTTTGGGGGACATTGACAACCCCAACAATTCTGCGGGGGTCTCGACAAGCATGTTGACCATCTCACGAGCATCTTCGGACAGGTCCTCCACCAATTCAATATGAGAAGAAACCGTCGCAGGCGCTGCAATGGCCATGGTATCTTCACGGTCGTTGTTTTCCATGAACACAAGTCGGTCGTTCGTTCGCTTGGTGATCCACGTCTTCAAATGGGTCCAGGTTTTGAAGTAGCACCAGGAAGAGAACTTCCCGCCTTTGGATTTGGCCCTGCTGTATTCCGTGCAGGCTTTCATGAAGGCGAAGTAAGCCTCGGACCTCGCTTCTTCAAAAGTGACTGGATACTTTTTGGCTGTGCTCCACGCGAGGGAGTAGAGCATGTTTTCGACCTGGGGGAACACTTCGTTGGGATCAATCGGCATTTTTCGGTTCATATGTTTTATTACTTTCCTATGGTTTTTCGAACGTGGTTACTCTAAGTGTTTATTTGATCGGTGCAAGTTTAAGTTAAGACGAACACAATCCACCCGTGTTCGTAGGTTTGTTTGAATGGGATTTTGCTCTTAGACAATTGTAACGAAACCCAACCTGTGGCTGTCGCAAGATCGGGGTGGTCTTCAACAACCACAACGATGTGACTCGGGGGCACAACAAGTGATTCAAAGTCACTGCGAGCACCACCCGATCCAAGGAATGCCTGCTCACGAACGATGATGGACGGTTTGTCCTTGAATAGTTCACGGACGGTTTTGAGTAATTTATCTCGGTCCATTACTTTGTTTTGTTGAGTTGCGTGAGGGTGGTGACAGTCCCGTTGGCTTTTCCAACTGCTGTTCCGATTGCATGTGCTTTGACACTGCCGGGTTCGATTGTAACTGTTTCGCCAGCTTCCAGTGCTGCTAGAATTGCATCAAGTTCTTTGAACAGATCAGGAGCGGCAGCAATGGTCTCATAGGACAGAGCGATCACCTCCATGTCGCCAGCGTCTTGAGCAGCCTTCACGTTGGCTTCTGCCTCGTCGGATGGAATTGCCATCCACGGATTGACCATTATCAACCCTCCGGGGTTGATGTCCGATAAGGGGTGCTTTGGTTTGGTTTGGTTTTTCATTATTTGGTTTTTCTTCATGTCCACAACTTTACTAATTTATTCAGAGAGTGCAAGAACTTTCTTTGAATTTCTTTTATGATGTGATTTGCCCATGATTTCGAGATAATAAGGGCAATGCGATTGGTCGCGATAAAACTGGTTGATTTCCAAGGGCACGAGGAGATCACCATCGATTTCTCCAAAACGATTACCAGTCTGAAGGGTCCCACCGATGCAGGCAAGTCTTCGATCCTGCGGGCACTTCGCTGGGTGTGTTTGAACGATCTCGGAGGCGACGAATTCATTCGGGAGGGTGCCAAGAAAACGAAAGTCATTCTGACTGTCTGCCAAACTGCCAAGGAGACTGGAGACAATCATCTTTCCCACGACATCACCCGTATCAAAGGGACCTCGGGTCTCAACACCTACGAACTGAACGGAGAGGAACTCAAAGCATTCGGGCAAGGGGTGCCACAAGACATCGTCAAACTGCTCAACGTCAACGAAATCAATTTCCAGTCCCAGCACGACTCTCCTTTTTGGTTTAACGAAACAGCCGGCGAAGTCTCGCGTCGTCTCAATGCCGTGGTGGATCTCTCCGTCATCGATACAACTCTCTCGAATATTTCCTCGGCCGTCCGACAAGCCCAGGAAAGAAAGACCCTTTGCCATGAACGTCTCGAAGAGGTAAAGAAGGAATACGAGCAACTGAAGCCACAGCAGGATCGGATCGAAGAGTTTAAAAAATTAAAGGCAGCGAACGAAAGATTTCTAAATGCCGAAGAAACTTGCAATCAACTGGTCACACTCGGAAGGAACGCAAATCAGCTTCGTCAGCAAGCGAGTCTACTGGGAGAGAAGGGCGCAGATGGCGAGGATGTTCTCACTCGACTACGACTCGCCCTTGATACTCAACAGGCCACGACTGCTCTTGAGTCAGTTCTCATCGATCTCAGTGAGCGGGAAAAGGCTTCTCGACCTCCGCCAGATTTCTCCTCAGTAGAAAAATCGTTTAACATTTGGCACGATCTCGATCTGCAAATTGAAGGGCTGGAACAGATCATTGAACAAGCGAGTGAACGATTCACACGAATTGAAACTGCTGGCACTGCGCTGGAACATGCTGAGAAAATGTTTGAGAAAAACACGAAGGGAAAACTCTGTCCTTTATGTCACAACCCAATTAGATAATAAAAGTATGAAGAACGTCGAAGAACTAACAATCAAAGAAGCACGGGAAATCGCTGCCTTGTTTGGGAATCAAAACCAGTCAACTTCAAGTCATCCTTATCAAATCGGAAAGGGCTACTTCATTCGGACGGTGACACACCACTTCACAGGAAGACTGGTTGCAGTCTATCCGCAGGAACTCGTCCTTGAAGATGCTGCGTGGATTGCCGATGACGGGCGTTTTGCCCAAGCAGTGTCCGAAGGCAAGTTCAATGAAGTCGAGCCATATCCTGACGACAGTAAAGTCGTGATTGGGCGTGATTCAATAATTGATGCTGTTATCTTTGATTGTAAACTCCCCCGCTCTCAGAAATAGATGAACGCTGTTATTCTACAAATTGGGTTTGAATGGTCGGGGTTGAGGTCGAAGTCGAAGTCGGGGTCGAAGTCAGGGTCATGGTCGAGGTCAGGGTCGTGGTCGAAGTCGAGGTCAGGGTCGAGGTCGAAGTCGAGGTCATGGTCGAGGTCAGGGTCGAGGTCAGGGTCGTGGTCAGGGTCAGGGTCGAGGTCGAGGTCGTGAAAGCACCGTCTCCTATAGCAATAGCAATAGCGGACTTGCACCTGTCTTTGACTGCTCCCGCTTGCCGTGCTGACAAGGACTGGTTGGACGTGCAGGCTGGATACCTGCAACAGGTAAGGGATCTTTGCCCGCATCCCAAATTCCCTGTCCTGATTGCTGGTGATATTTTTGATAAGTGGAATCCACCACCAGAACTAATTAACTTTGCCTTGGAACACCTCCCTGAAAGGTGCCTCTGTGTGGCTGGACAGCATGACCTTCCAAACCATCGGATGGACCATATGCACCGCAGCGGTTACGGTGTGCTGGTGGAAACAGGTAGGATCCTAAACCTGACTCCTAATTGTCCGTTTACAGTGCATGAAATGTCTGTTTATGGCTTTGGTTGGAACGAAAAGATCACACCACCCCGAGCACGTCGGAAAAATGCTCCTCAGATTGCCCTCATTCACCAATACTGTTGGACAGTAAAATCTGGCTATCCTGGTGCGCCAGCAGAAGCACGCCTAGTCGAATTTATGAAGCCTCTGAAAGATTATGGTGTTGCGGTGTTTGGGGACAACCATGAAGGCTTCTTAAAAAACCTTAAGACAGGGACGACTGTTCTGAACTGTGGGACTTTTATTCGACGCAAGTCTGATGAAATCAAATATAAACCTTCTGTTGGATTTATCTACAGTGATGGTTCCATTAAAAGGAAAGAGCTGGACACTTCAGGGGATGTGTTCCACGAGAAGCCAGAGGAACGCAAGAACGTGCCTATTGATATGCAAGCCTTTATTGAGCAACTTCAAGAACTGGGCGAGCACGGGCTGAACTTCCGTGAGGCAGTGGAAAACCATCTGCGCAAAGCCGACATGGACGAGGAAACAAAACAGATAATATTGGAGGCGATAAAATGAAGAACAAAGCTAAACGGGTAAGGAAGATGAAAGTCTATGTCAGCATTGGCTCGCATGGGCTTCCTTTCATGTTTGACATAGGGCATATAGGTGAGAGGTATCCCACCCTTTTGCACGTCTACCATAAACAAGTCACACCAGATTTAGTTCCAGCAACTTTGACTTTTAAGTATCAACCACTATGACTGAAGAAGTCTGGAAGCAACTGATTAACTTTTCAATCGGACAGAAGGTGAAATTTGCTGTCGGTGACCAGCAAGGGATCATCACTGGGATCTGCATTCGCAGGGGCACGACTTTTTATTTAGTCACATGGGCTCATGATTTAGGTGAAAAGTGGCATTCCGACTTTGAGCTGGAACTGATCCAGGAACCGAAACAGCCACCGGGGTTCAAAACATGAGTGATTTGGTATTTGGAATGTTTATTGGCTGTTTTATAACATTGATTGTTGTAAATCTAATAATAGAACGATGATTGCTACCCACCAAGCAACTTTTGGCACTCACATCAACGTGGCAGCGTGGCAGTTTGATCCTGAAGCGGAATACATCCCGAAGTGGGTCGCGAATATCTTCACACCGACTGAAGATAAAGATGTGTGGAGAGCGGCCTCGGGTGTGAAAGCCAGAACGGGTGAGTGGGCCATCTGTGCCGTGGACAGTTTGCAAACAACCCTCATGCCTGATGAGGAATTCCAAAGATGTTTTAGGAAAATATGAAGCCCGCTGCCGAATGGTTGAATGAAGTTGGAGAGACTGTCGCCAACTCGATGTTGGGTTGGCGACCTCCGGGATCAGACGGGTCTCAACCACCTGGACATGATGTCGAACAACTAATAAAACGGATTCAGGAAGACGCCACTGAAGCTGACAGAGTTTCGAGGTTGAAACAAACCCTAGCAGCTATTGAATCAGGAATTAAGAACGAATTCAACGACGGCAAAAGCACGATGTCCGATGACTTGCTTGACAACTTCCAAGAGTTTGTCCGTCACCACAAAGAAGTTGAGACGGAACGGAACGTCCTAAGGAAGCGTGTTTGGATTCTCGTAACAACATTGGAAGACATTATTAAAATATGTCAGAAATAGTTTCAGAAGAACTGTATCGCCGACTGAAGAAGGATGTTGACTCAGCCAAGTCCGAAGCACAGCGGGCGAAAGGTGCCTACGAGCAGCTCATTATTCAACTCAAGAATGAATACGACTGCAAGACCCTTAAGGAAGCAAAGGCACTGCTCGAAGACTTGCAGTCGAAAAAAGACAAAGCTGAGAAGGAATTCGATAAGGCGATGCGGGAATACGAAAAGAAATGGAAAACCGATGATTCGTAGCACCCAGGGAATCGAGGATGCCTCTCAAAACATGACAGTGCGGATATGATCGACTTTGCCTTCGAAGATTCATACATCCACGAGTTGTCCTTCCGACTCAACTCTCTGAAAGAATCCATAAAAAGGGAGGAGAAGGAATTGATCAAGGCTGAGAATACCCTCAAGCGGACCCAGGACGCTCAAGAGATCCTCCAGCACTTGGCCCAGGCAGTCCAGCAGCGAGCCCACAAGAAGATTTCAGAGGTGGTGTCGTCCTGTCTGAGCACCGTATTCGAAGACGATCCCTACCAGTTCCACATCGAGTTTGAACGCAAGCGAGGACGCACCGAAGCCCACCTCCGATTCCTTCGTGGTGATCTCAATGTCGATCCTCTAACCGCTTCTGGAGGGGGGGTGGTCGATGTAGCAGCCTTTGCACTGAGGATTGCTTGTCTAGTCCTGCACCGACCTCGCCTAAGCAAGGTGGTGGTGATGGATGAGCCCTTTAAGTTTGTGAGCGCACACTATCAGGACAACGTGCGGTCGATGCTGGAGCAGTTGTCCAAAGATATGGGCCTGCAAATTATCTTTGTTACACACAATAACAATCTGGCCACTGGAAAGATTATTGAAATTTAAGGCAGCACTTCAAACGGTGCGTTGAAGTAGTTATCAAATTGGATGTGATAACTGTCAGTCCCACTATGATAAACAACCACCTGGTTGTTCCCTGTCATCTGATCTGGATAAATTGATCCGTAACCGTAGTGGGGTTTGTCATCTCCCTGAAAGATTCCAAACACCAAAATCGTATTCGGATTGAAAAGGAATTGATACTTGTTGATCCCCGGAGGGATGACAAATTCCAATCCGTATTGCGCCGAGACGTTGAACGGGGTGTCATTCACAAAGGTCAACTGAATGACTGTTTGGGTTTGAACCGTCTGCGTTCTCTTGTGAGGCGAGCGGTTGGATTTGATGGGAGCAGCCTGCACGATCAGGATTGCGGCTGCGACGAATAACAATGCTAATTTTTTCATACTCATATTATCTTAATTGACCGCTGAATCTTCATTGGAAAACATTGAGAAACCCAATTCCGATCCAGCGGGATTGATAGCTCTTACTTTATAAGCGTAAGTCACTCCTGAAGTAACACCATGGTCCTCATACTCGACAATGGTTTGAGGAAGGGTTGCTTCAAGGGAATAAGCCCCCGCTCCCACTTTCCGCCAAACCTCATGGGCAGCTCCACCAAAGGTGTTGTCAGTAAAATCTATGACAATTACAAGATCAGGAATGTTAGTGATAATAGCCAGTCCGGTTGGAGTAGCGTAAACTTGAGGAATGACCCCACCATCAGCAAGAGGATCAGTGATGTTCGTTTCGATTTCATTCCCCCAAACATCGAACAAAGCCACTCTCCAAATCTTTTGTGGGACGCTGCCATTCCCAGCAGGAATCACATCCAAATAAACTTCTTCAGGAAGACCAGCGAATCCGGGGGTCCCAGCCGTAAATTCGTATTGAGGAACAGGAGGAGCCTCAGGATCGAAAACAAAGGATTCGGACATCCAGACCTTCACTGTGATCAAATCCGCTTCTGCTGGCGTGACCCAGGTCAAATGGTAGACATATCCAATTGCCCCACTCTCATCAAAAAGGATTTGGTGATCGAGGTGAACAGGGTGTGCTGGAACCTCATTATGCAATGCCAATGACCTTTCAAATCCAAGAGGACCGATGGTATTCGTAAGTGGATTCAGCACCAAGGCATCGACTTCCACCAGATGATCACGAACCAGGTTCCCATCAGCCGAAGCCATGTCATAGTCGTATTCATATTCACTTTGAGATGGGGCTTTCTGTAAGGTCCTTTTGAGCACGGGAGATTCGGGATCACTGTTGTCATAAACCCTTACTACCCACCCGCGCAGATCGGTTCTTGATCGCCAGCGAACACCCCAGTCCAGAGCCATCCATGGGATGTGCTGAACCAATTCGGCAACCATGCCCACTTCAATCGTTCCATAGATCCAGGGACCTTGACCAGCACTACCCACCGCAGCCACGCGAACCTGGATGATCCCAATTGAAACCTGTATCTGTATGGAGGCGCGAGTCGTGGTCCCGGCTTCTTCCCAAATTACATCCTCATCATCATTCGAATCCGTCTGCTCACTGGTTGAAAACTGAACAACATAGTATTGAGCACCAAACACAGCCGGCCACGAAGCACTGATGATGGGAATCTGCCCATCCAACTGAGCCAGAGTCAGTGAGGAGATCGAGGGTAGTTCAGGCACCTCGGGTGGGAGAGTAACCTCATTCAATTCAGGAGCTTCTAATTCATCAAAAGAATGAATCAAGGCTTCTTCATTAACCAAGGTCATTCGGATGAGTTCACCTCCCTGAGGCTCAATCTTAACCAGACGACCAAACTTGGTAATCTGTCCAATCAATCCAAAGACAAACAACATGGGTTCAGTCTCACCCCCCAACAGAAAATCCACTTCGCTGTCGTCCATGACCACCCGAATGATTCTAGGATCAGTCGTCGCTGTAGCCGTGAGCGGTCCAAGCAAATCACTGGACTTGGATCGTAAATATATTTGGTAAATCCCGACAGTTTCAAATCGTAAAGGTTCTGAGACGTGCAAAAGAAACACATTGGAACCACTCATGTCCTCGACCGTGAGAATGTAACCCGACTGACCCCAACGCATCACGTCATGAGAAATAACAACGAGATCCCCATAGCTGGGAATGAAACCCTCCATCCCAGTAGCGAAGGTGATGTTCTCCCGCAGGTATCGACGTATAGCTGCCAGATAAAGTCCTTCATGGTAGGCGTGGGTCCGATCCTGAATTCCAGGTATTCGAATATCTTCAGGGTTATTACCTAAATCACCCGGCAGGGTGCACTTGATTTGTTCCTGCTCATAGCCCGTATCAGGATCCGTGTATTCGACTCGAACAGAATCGAAATCGTCAGGTTCCCAGAGTTTGACTTCTGTTTGCAGACTGCCCTTAACAATGTTATCAGTATTGAAGAGGGCTACGGGAACAGTCAAAGGACCATCCCGCTTCATCGTGATTAATGATCCAGTGATCAGAGGAACAGCTCGACCGACTCTTGCAATGGCTTTGGCTGCCTCCCAGACAGTAATGGGATCTCGGAACGACCAGTCAAAGTGTTCACCCCTTGATTCATATAAAGCATCCAGCGTTTCAAGAGCCCCCCAATCATAAAAAGCTTCATCTGTGATTCTGGCTCCGTAAGTGGCTCTGAAGACATCTACAAAAGCCCAAACGATTGATCGAGTGGCAACGGGCTCGGTGAACCCCGCTCCAGAATACCGGATGGGGAGTTTTCGAGTGGCTATAACATTGAATTTGTCCTGGGAACTACTGTTGAGGTTGTTGGTAGATCGGATACGAACTGCCAGCAAAGTCACATTGCCATAGTCGATAGCAGAATCCACATGGACAACGAAACCCCTCATCGCCTCCCACTGCACACTGCCAATAATGTGATACCCGGTATTCTCATTGGGGCTCAAACGACGCCCTCGAACTTCGTAGCGACCTTCAAGAACCACCCTTGCGATGGACCGTCTGAAAGGGGAAGTGGTTTTTGCCCGAACTGTTCGATTGAACAGGACCGTCCAGTTTCCTAATGGATTTCCTAAATTATCAATCAGCCTATGTTCAAACTCGACGATGATGTTATCACGATACAAATTACCTTCAACCAAAAGGTAGAGCCCCTTGGGAAAGACTATATCGATTTCAATTCTATCCACGGTGGTCCCTCCCGGACTCACTGGAAAAGGACCTACATAATCAAAACCTTCCTCGTTGGGTGCCAGCAGGGTTTGACTTGCGACCTCGATGGAGGTTACGACATCAGCTCTGAATAAAGTAACAGAACCACCAGGTTCTATGATTTCGTAATCTGCTTCCTGAAAATCATCCAATGCTGAGTCACCGATCTGAACAGCCTCCACATCATAAGTCCCTTGCCCGATGCAGAACAGAGAATGTTGAAACTGATCATCCCCCTGATATTGGAAGAAGGGACGAGCAGCCAAAGACGGATATATCCTGTTCCTCCCATAGTTGACTTCGATGGGCTCACCCAGTCGAGTGTCGTTGAACCTGCCTTTGGCAGAGAAGAAAGGATCACTGTTTGGTTCTTCACCGGGAGTGGTGGGAGGACCAACCACCAAAGTCAAAGCTACTGAAGCGATTAAGAGAACAGCAATTAAAATCTGTGCCCCCGTTCCCATTGCTGCCACGAAGTGAATTAAATCATTAGGTTGAATGATGTTGTCGAAGTCTCGACGCCAGATCGGATTCCCGTTTACCAGGCAGATAGTAGGTTGTTCGAACTCAGAAAAATCTTCTCCTTTAACTCGCTTAAGCCATTGACGAATCGTGATGCCTCCGGGGTGCTGATGCTTCTGCATTCCAGCAAATGGAGGAAAAGGATTTGGGACTTCAAGGATGAATGCCATACCTGATGAATCTGATAACACGAAAGCCTTTGAATCGCAATGTTTTCAGGGTGTCGGCTGCTACTGGAGTTCCTTCCCAGCAGTGGATAATCTTACCACCGTCTGCTTCCGTCCAAAGGCCGGCGTGGTGGCCCACCGATCTCTGTGTCATCTCGATCCCGCAGTATTCAATCGGTTCTGGTATGTCAAACCACCCTTGTTTGCACTCAAGCAAAGTCTCGCGTGAGAGGGCACCCTGAACCAGCGGAAGATCAATTCCAAATTCCTCCCGATAAACGAGACGCACCAGACCCCAGCAATCGAGACCGTCTTTTTCCCGTCCTCCCGCTTTGTAAGGAATGCCGATGTATGGTGTTGCCCAGTGCATTATCCTATGGCTGGGAATCGACCGTGTGTGTAGTATTCAGACGGAAACTTCTTGTTCACAATATCAAGGAAGGTGGCTCTTCCAGTAACTTGCAAAGTGGTAATTTGAATATCTTTCAAGTAGAGCACCAAGGGAGGATTCATGTGCGGGACCGACAAATCATCACTCACATAAGGACGGTAAATAACTTCAACTGGCACCCGTGACGATTTGGCTGCTTCGATAAAATCACTGACTTCACGACCAATGTTGTCAATGGCAATGTTCAGACTTCTGAAGCCTTCCTCATTCTCAGGGGGGAGTGAGAACTGAAAACCAGATGGCCGAAAGGTCCTCTCAATCCCATCCTCGTCGTTGGCGATCAATCCAACTCTGGATTTCACTAAATAAATTGGGCTTTGCACACCGACCTGACGAATCTCAATGGTGTCGTAAACTGCTTTGTTCGTTGGACAGACAACGTAAGCTTCCTTAATGGCTTCAGATAACGAGGGGTTTGCCATATTAGAATAAATTGTATTTGGTATTGAGATAGTCCTGCACGTATCCTCTCTCAATCGAGGTTAAACTTCTTCCAAAAACGATGACTTCAGCAATGTCACCACTGAACAACTGTCCTGTTCCATTGTTACCCGTGCCAAGAGCCGGGTTGGTTGGGAAGGCAACAGTGTTCACCTCTGTGGTGAAGAGCTGCGTTCCGTTTAGCCGACTGGTCCACTCACCTGATTTTGAATTCACATTGTAGAGACGGAAAGAGGACAGATTCAAGGATGGGTTTACTGTTGTCTTGCGAGTCGTTGTTCCAAAATCGTCATAAATAATCCCATCGGAATAAGGATAGAACGTGGATGGATTAGTGCCAAAGTGCCATGGGGATGAAACAAAATCAGTGCCGGGGTCATTGACAGCTTTCAAAACTATAAACATCTCTCCTTCAGTCAAAGCTGCCAGAGTGTTTGGCAGGATCAAAAAGTCATTAGTCCCATCAAACCTGACCACTGATTTGTTATTAAGGACTCGCTTGCGAATAGTGGGACGGTTATCGGCGGTCTCTTGTGTGGCGTGATTCCCCTTCCCGCTTTGGTCCTGCCACGAAGAAACCGCTGCTGCGTCAATCGAAGTAATCGACTGACCGTCCAACCAAATCATCAAACTTCCGATCTGCAAAGGACTGAATCTATGGACCAACAGAGTGGCACCCACGCTGTAAAGATTGTCACTGCGACTTAAGTTATAAGGCTCAAAAAACTCAGCGATCCTGTCCAATCCAAACAGTTCAATATGAAATCTCACTGAACCATTTTTAAGAGTTACATCAAAGAAAGTCTTAAAGGTTTCAAACTTATCTTCAGTGAAATTCCAACCGACCTCCCAAAGCTCACGATGGTCCTCGAACTGCCGCCTCTTCCGCAAGTGACCTGTTTCCATTTCAGTCGTGAGATTTTGCAAATCAGCAGATCGACGATGGGAACGAAGCGGGACGGGTATGTCAGGCCATTCAAGAACCTCAACCGTCCACAAGATCATCGCTGAGCTTCCAATTGTGTTCCTTATCTTCCAAAGAACGGATGCCGATTTCCCCACTGCGGTTCGCTCAGGGGTGATTGGCGTGGGGGGTTTGAACGCTATGACCAATACGGTCCAAGAAACAAAAGCAGTCGTCCATGATGTCGTAAAACTACCGAACCCGGTAACCACCCGATATAGAGCATTGTAAGCCGAATCCGAGTCATTGGCTATCGAGTTCGTTTCCCACTCTCCTATTTGAGTATGATCAAAAACAGGAGTTATTGGTGCGGTATCATTACTATGTGTCATGACCCCAACGAACATCACATCGGCTACACTGGAAAAGACATTGACTGATGGGGTATTGGAAGTCCCGGTGCTGGCAGCAGCTACGTGCAAAGGGACCGTGGCATGAGTGCCTGTGAATTCGTCTATCGCATAAGATATGGTTGCCGATACACTGAGAGTGATAGTGACCGTATTCGCCCCAGAAGAAGGAGCCAGTCCATAAGCAATGAAGGTGTTTCGACCGACAATCCCAAACAACGTGGGTGTTCCCATCACAACGGTGTATGATGTCCCTCTGGAATCAGTTACGGTAACAGTCGGTAGAGCTCCAGATGAAAAGTTTCTAGCAATCGAGCCAGAAACTATTAGAAGATTTCCAGAAGTTACATTACCGGGAAAAGGTGTTGTGAAGACTGTTCCAACACCACGTCCGGTGGCTCTTCGTCCTGCAACCTCGGAAATCATTTGAGAACATGGTTAAGCCTCAGTGTCACCTTCAACCCTAAAAGTTCCTCCATCACTGGCCACTGCGCCTGTGTTGGCGGCACTGCGCCTGAACCAAAATGCTTTGCAGCGTCCTGGGAGAATGTCTCCAAGTGAGAGTCCTGTTCCTTTGGTGACAGGAGCCGAAAAAGTTACGCCACCTGGTGCTGCTCCTTCATTGGCGATCTCAACTGCCTGGGCACCAGCAGCGCCTATCAAACTCGCCGCAGTCGGATCAACCCCAATAGCCAGAGCAGCACCACCGGCGATGTCGGCAGAAATCCAAACCACTGGAGAAATCAGGGTCAAGGTTGCATGGGAGTTGTGAACAAAGATGCAACGATATTCAACATCACTCGCCGTGTTCTCGTCCCCGGTGACAGTGTCGAACAAGTTGGAGATGACGGCACTGACCAATTGAGTGGTAGAGATGTATTTACCAAGCGAAGCGTTCGGATCCGGTTGTGCCGCTGAATTGCCAGCCGACCCGGTTTTGATACTGAGTTTGTAAAGAATGTCAGCTTCTAGAATAGCCATACCCTTTAAGGAGGAGAAACCGTTCTAAGGGGAGGTGGAGGCGGGTCATTCGTCGTCGCTGAAACCGGAGGAGCGTTGGTCACAGCCACCGGAACGTTCGTGGTCTCCTTTGAAGGGCCGGCGCAACTTGCGAGAAGGAGGAGTCCGATGAGAGACAGAACGCTTCGTTTCATTGTATGTGTTTACAACCAGATGGTAGTTAGCGCAACCTTTATCTCAATCCTTTGCCGTGCGTTCGTCGATCTTCTTTTGTTGTTCAAATCGATCATGCAACCTTGCCTTCAGTTCCGTGATTCGTTCTTTCGTATTTTTGATCATGCCCAGTGCTTCAGGAGAAGGGGCGCGGCCGGCAGCTTCCTTTAAGCTGACTATTTCTTCCAGACTGGCAAGGCTGCGCTGCGTCTCTTCCAATCGTCCTTGCATTTCCTCGGTCATCTTGCTGTTCACCAGCGTGTGAATGACATCCATTTTTTTATTCATCTCGCCTGAACTTTTCGCGACCCGTTCATTCGCTGCCAACAACAGCCTCGCGGCTTCGGCGGTCTTCAGCGAATCCAATTCCTGTCGATCCAAAAGCAATTTAGCAGCCTCGGCCGCCTGGCTGGCAACCTGGTCCTGGCGTTTCCAATCCTCTTGTTTAGCCAGTCGAGCCTCCTCGTTGTCTTTGGTTTTGCGACGACTGGAAAACCAGAGTGGAATCACGATTGCCAGCATTGAAGAGGCAAAGGCAATCAACGCAACCCCAAACGGACTTAGAGATGCATTGTTCATGTTATTGCAAAAACCACTTTAGAATGCCAGTAACAGCGGCACCTACTTTTTGGATTTATTTTCTTCGTCTCCCGGTTTAGACGACTTGCTGTAGGTGAAACCTTTTTTGGTGACTTCTCGCGTTTGAGCACCTATTTGGTGGAACCAAGTGGCAAGACCGCCCATTGCTGCTCCTACTGTGACATTGTCCGTCCAGAACCCAGCTTTCGATCCCGCATAGTCCAAAAGGGCACCGATGATGGGAGTCGCCCAGGGCCACACCTGATCCGGGATGTATCCAATCCACCTTCGCACAGCCATCACCAGAATGGTGACGAAAGGAACGATGAGTAACTTCACAAGGGAATATTTTGTCAGGAAGGCTCGGATGGTCTGATCGTTTGCATCCACGACGGGGTTATCTGCCGGGGGGATGTTGGTTGTGGTTTGGGCTATCACCGATGCTGCACAGAATATGAGCAGCATTACCGCCACTGTGTTTTTTGTTTTCATAAATTATTTGAAGAACCATTTGACGATCCCGGCAGCACCGGCTCCGGCACCAGTGGCATATCGCACAATTTGGCATCCATACCTAAAAAATGATTGGATTTACAAGTTCAAGAGCTGCGGTAGTCTTCCAAACACCGTCATCATGTTCAGCTTCGTAAGACGCTTCAAATCTTACCGCCCACTCAGTCAAGGCTGAGTTCTTTGGAAATTTCAATTCCAGTTTGAACTGAGCAGTTCCATTCCCCAAGTCGTAAAGGACAAAATTCTGAAATCGGTCAAACTGTTCCTCAGTGAAACACCACCCCACATTGAGCGTATTGTAGGATCGGGTGAACCTTTGACGGTAGACAGCAATGGGGGTCTCATCCGGGCTTCGAATGGTCCCATTCCGGGGAGTTCCTGAATAGTCAATCAGAGGCAACGGGAGTTCGGCTGGCCACTCATTGTTGATGGTTAGCGTCATCCACGACCTCTCTTCAAAGCATAAGTCTGTTCCAATGCTCGTGTGAAATTACCCCTGCCGTCACGAGTCCTGGAAGCGAGTTCCTTTTCGACCTTGTCCACAAATATATCCACGCCACTTTCAGTCTGCTTGACCTCGACACGATTATCGGTGTTGTTGTAGATATTCACATTGAGACCACCAATCATGTCATTTGGTGTGATGCCGCCACTTCTTCCCGGAGTGAAAATTTCAGGTCCTCGTTCACCCACCAAATAAGGCCGTCCCATTCCAACTGAACCGCCTTGAGCACGCTCACCGGCAATTTCAAGGTGAGTCGTCCGAATGGTGGACATAATGTTGGCAGCAGCCGATGCTACTGAAGCAGCAGCAATTAACTTTTCCTGCCAGGTGGCACCACTGGCAAGTGCCCCTGCAATACCCTGTTGTATTTTAATAATGGATTCAGCGATAGCAAACGCCTTGGACACAGCGAACATGGTCTTATAGAGACCAGATTGTTTGCCTGCATACCCCTCTGCCGCTTCCGACAAAGCATCGAACATCTCCTGACCGGCTCGAACAACCAACAAATTCTGAGCCCGTTGAAGGTCCCTGACACGCTGGTTGTGAGCAGCAATGGATTCTTCAATCCTGTTTTGCAGACTGGTTTCCAGATCAAATCTCCTCTCGTAAAACTTTTCTAAAACCTTCAGCTTGTTCTGCTGGGCTTCAATCTCGTCCTGAAGTTCCTGGGCCTGAGTGCGCGTTCCAAACGCACCCCCGCTACCCAGCATCCCGGCCTCCCTAAGCATCCTCTCGGCATCTTTGGCTTTGACTGTGCCCGCATCACCCTGCTCATTTAATGCGTCAAGGAGTTCCTGTGCAGAAGGGGCTGATGATCTGAATCCTTCGGGCATCCCCATCATATCCAGAACTTTTTCAATTTGATCAGCCTGACTCCTCATGTGCTTGGTGCCCTCACCCACCGTTTCATTCACCTTCTTGGCTGCTCCGTTTAGTTGGTTGACTGCGTTAATCGTTTTATTAACAGCAGACAGCCATTCAGGATCACCCCACAACCGAGTGATCATCTGCTCATTTGGCTTGAGAGCATCCTCAACAAAACCTACCGCTATCCGAGCTTGGGCTTTCTTGACAAGTTCAATTCCAACATCCAGTGACTTCGCAAGTTCTACAATGTTGATTGTGTCGATGTCCTCAAGCTTCTCCAGGAAATCAGTAAATCCTGATTTGATTGGAACTTTACCGGCCGTCTCTCGAACAGCACCAATCCCCTTGTTGATCTTGATGATGATCTCATTGACCGCAACTGCCAGAGGAACCATTCCTTCGATGGCCTTTTTGAGGATCTCCAACATCCCCACTATCGCCACAATCAAAACCTTGCCGATGTAGTCACCTATCGCTTTGATAGGTTTGTTCATGGCAGTGAGAGTTTGAAGGGTCCCCTGCAAGGCTTCATTCAGCAAGGTGAGACTGGGTTCCAATCCTTCCCCAATAGTAATGAGAAGGTCTTTGATTAAATTAGAAGTTATTGTGAGTTGCGCTGTGAAAGAAGTGAGTTGTTTCTCAGAAACGTCCTGAGTGACACCACCAGCAGACCTCAAAGCTTTTTCATATTCACGAATCTTTTCAGAGAGCCCCAACAACGCTTGGATATTGGCTACGGATCGATCTTGGAACTGCATCTTTTTGAGAATGGCGCGTTCTTCTTCGTCCGTTGCCCCCCTCATGGTCTTTTCTAGGTCTTCAATAATATCAGCTATGTTCCTTATCTTTCCATGCTGATCAAACACAGCTACGTTAAATTTCTTAAAAGTGTTCGCAGCCGTGAGTGCTCGTGTCTGCAAATCCCGCATCATAATCGAGAAAGCCTCACCTGCCGCACGTCCTTTGATGCCTTGATTAGCGAACGCAGCCAAAACTGCTGTGACCTCCTCAACATCCTTGCCTGCCAGCCGTGCTGCATTAGCTGCTTTGTTGGTCAAAGCTTCACTGAATTCTTCTACCTGTGCTGTCGATATAATATTCGCTTTGGTGAGAACGTCCGAAACCCGAGTCATGTTCTCAAGGTTCTGGGTCACATCCTTTGTCCTGAGACCCAAAGCAGATTGAGCATCGACCAACAGGTTGGTTGCTTTTCCCAAATCAAAGTTGCCGGCAGTGGCGAAGCGGGCCATTGTGGGAAGAGCACCCATGGCTTCTTCAGCCTTAAAGCCGGCAGAGGCTAAAAAGAAATAGGAGTGAGCCAAATCCTCCGCAGATTTCACACCCTCACGAGCGATGGATCGGGCTACGTCCTTCATCTGCTGTTCCATCTGCTCGCTGACATCGCCCATAATCGCGAGAGCTTCGGTCATGGCTTTGTCGAATTTGGCGAACTCCCTGACAGCAGCAATACCAATGATACTCAGGGAAGCAGTGACCCCTGTGGCGATCATGGCAGCCTGCCTGACCATAATGGCGCTACTGGAAGAAAGTCTTCTCTCAGCCTGTTCCAGCCCCCTTACCAGCCCCATCGAATCGGCAGTCAAGCGGACAAAGAGGGTCCCGAGTGAACCCGCCCCCATCATTGCTGTCGCGCCTATCCTCGCCATATTAGTTTTTCTTTGGGTCTATTCCGACAAGAGACAACCAGGATGCTTTGGACTTCTGAGCGCGTTTGACTTCCTCTTCGTAAACAATTAAGAAATCCTTGATGGTGGCGTGCTTGCCTTTCTTCAGGTTGGGTTGGACAACGGCAGAGGTGAGTTGAGCAAGATACCAATCGAACTTGGTCCGTCGCATTTCCTCCCATTCGAGGAACTTGAGCCAGTCCAAAAACTCGGTATAGGTTATTCGACACTGCAACTCCCAGACCGTTGTATGTAGGTGAGAAGCAACCCTATGCCAAGCTATCTTCTCACCCGTCAGTCGTTTTTTTCCGACTGTTCCTTCTTATCGACTCCGAGGTGATTCAATTCCTGAGCGTTTTCATACAACTCAGAGACCACCGAGGAAGGCCAATTCTGAATTTCTTTGATGGTTATGGGACTGCCGTCTTCCTTGACAATGCAAGCCACGAGAAGGTCAGCCTGCATTCCATCAAACTTTTTCACCCCCGCTGCTTTCCCGTTGGCATCGTAACGGGTGCGTGACGACAAAGTATCAAGGTAAGCGTCACGCTTTGCTGCGGTCATCTCGTGCATGACCAACTTGATGGGGGTTTCACCTTCAGCACCTTCCAATTCAATGGGAACGCTGTTCTTCCTCAGGTTTAGTTTAATAGTTTCAGACATAAATCAAAAACCGTTTAGCCATTAGATGAATCAGCAGGAGGTGTGTAGACAGGCGCTACCTCGACATCGCTGTTGTTCATATTGCTCGGTTGGATGGTAATGGTTGCAGTGGGCTGCTCTCCTTCCACCAAGGCGGAAATGGTGAATTCTTCCAACCATCCCCAGAAGGTCAGCGTGGACTGGTCGGGGAAAGTGACGGTGACTTGTTGATTGACCCTGATCTGACCCATGATGATTGGGATCGATTCCGTGGCGAAGGCAACACTCGCTGAGCCCTGCGTAAGCGACTTCAACGCACGAGGCTTCATGGTTCGCCATGTGATGTTCCGCATCGTGGTCGTGTCGATGGGACCCCCGGCAGTGATGCCAGGAGGAGTGATTTCCTTCTCGTAAATTTTTACGTTGGGGATGTTTGATAGGGTGAAGTAGGTTGAGAACCCGTCATCCAGTCGTTCATTGTAGGCCATAGTTTTCCTTTTTCTCTAATTTTCTCTAGACAATGTCACAGTCATGTTTATTGAAAAGAGACGACGCAAACGGGTATTCACCGTCTCGACCCCAATCGGGATCACTGCACCACTTCTTGATACGTTATGGAGAATATAGGCGTCACCTGCCTCAGTTACAACTACTTCTTTCCTCAGCGAATCAAGGTAGGTGGCAATCGTGTTGGCTAGTCTCCAAGCCTCTACATAATCTCTTCCTCTAACCTGGATTTGAATACCGTAATGCTCGATCTGCTCACCTGTCCTCATGAGTCTTCCGTCAAGCCTTCCAGACGTATCGAAGATGGCGATGGCATTGTCAGGGTCGTCGGGCAGAAAAGAATAGAACAATTGATACCCCTGCAAAATATCCATCTGACCTTCATCGAAGAGGTGATAAAAAATTACCGAAGGTGGTTGAATTGATACTGCTTCCACCCCCCAAACGAGTTGTACCGAACGACCGACTACCGCCTGAATCGCCCACAAGAGCTGGGTTGACTTCCCAACTGACGAAAGAGGCACACCCCAAATAGAACCTCCGAGGGTCCCTGCTCCTAATGATGTCCCTCCTAATGTCATTTGATCTTGGCGTAGTTCTGAATAATTTTTTTAAGTTCAGGTGTCAGTCGTCGATAAGGCTCCTCAAGGAATTTGGCCTGCCCCCGTCCCGCTGGATCCCAGTAATTCCCCTTCCCACTCGGTCGAGGCTGACCCTTCAAAACCATGCCAACAGCTTCGTGGACGTAAAGAGCATAGTTGGCAGTGTAGCCGACACTCACATTCGTGTCATAGCCTTGACCTTCAGCACGGGTGAAAGCAGATGCTTTCAGGTTGCCATCTTCAACCGGGACCACCTTCTGACTTTCTCTTTGCAGGAATAATCCAGCAGCTTTCAAACCCAATGAGACACGGTCCCCCATGGACTTCTTCTCACGTCTTAGATTTTTTAAGACATTGTCCAATCCTTCAAGATGTCTGATTACCGCCATTACAAATAAGCTGTCAAAAGAAATTCAGTCGCACGCAAGTTTGGTGTTCGATCAAACCTTTGGATCTCATAAGCACCTTCGTGCTCGAAAGGGTCGTTCGTCATATCGGATTCCATTTCACCTAATCTCAGCCAATCGCCCGGTTTCATCTCCCGGTCAACATAAACTTTAGATTTGGAAGTTTGTTCCTGGCCTTGAGCATTGACAAACTCTGCCACTTGATCGACCCATCGGCATTTGATTTCCACTGGGTTGCCAAAGGTGTAGGACCCAGACGGACCAGGGGTGGCAGACCTCTCCCACCAGACCGCTTCCTGCTTCCGCATCCTACGAATTATACCCATTGGATTCCTGTTCTTCCTCTAATGATTTAAGAGCCACTTTCCGAGTAATTTGCTTACCGTGTATTGTGTTCTCTAATTCTTCTTCCTCGTCCTCGCTCACCACCTTGGTTTTAAGCATCCCGATGAATTTGGTAAAATCCATGGTAGGAAATATCTTCAGGTTGGATGATCCATCCGTGACATTGAAAACCTCAATCTCTTTGGGAAGGGCTTGCTTCACTGTTTGAAATCCTCCAATAAATCTGGTGAAGACAGATTCCTTAATCGGTTCAGGATTGTGATCATGCCAATGGTGTTCTGCTCCTTTGACTCCTAGATCATACCCGAGCAGGAAGATTCGCTTGGCACCGAGGATCACTGCTAGGTTGATGGCCAGCGCACCCGTCGAATAGTTCCACGCCAGAGCATCACCACCATGGCTGAATCCAGTATGGAGTCGTATCATCTTCCTGAAGTTAGTCGGCAGCCTGTAGGCAAGAAGAGAAGGACTGTTCGTGACAATGCGATTGGGAAATGTTTCCAATTTCCACTTGTTCCGCTGCCACCACTTCTGATCACCAAATACGCAAATGCTGACGATAGTTGGGCCGAGATGATAAGCGTCGTTGCAGCCAATCACGTTCTTCCCCTCCAATAAGGAAAAGTCGAAGTTTTTGAGTGAAGGCCCTCCTCCAATTAGGAAAGCGTCTGCTCCCTCCCATTCTCTTGTTGGTGTCCATAAATCGCTTGGGGGTGTCATAAAAGTGGCCGTCTTTTGAATTTACGAGCTGTGATCAATCGCTTTTTAGAAAATGAAAATATTGGAACAAATCCTATTGAAATAGGTCTAAGAATATATCCAGTAAAGAATACACTGCAATCATGGGCCACGGCTGACGCAATAGCAGTCTCGACGGACAAGGACAGCATTTCAACCAATTGAATGTCAGGGTCAAAAGCCTGAGCCGTGGCACCGGCAGTGGTGACAGCAAACACGACCCCCCCTGATCCATCCAGGATCGAATCCATCGCTTGCCCAATAGCTGTTGCTAAACCAACTGGAAATTCCACCGATCCTGTTTCGAAGATTGGATCGAAGGATACACCGCCAGCCGTTGCCAGGGAGACAGCGAACGTGGCGGTGCCACTGCCAGTAATGGCAGGATTAAGGGCCGAAGCGGTCGAGGTAGCAACACCGACTGGAAAAGTCTGAGGACCTCCTTCTATTGAGATAGCAGGATTGTGAGCAGCACCAATCGCAGTCGCAGTGGCAGGGACCAGCACAGTATCGCCCGTGGCTTCGATTGTGGGGCCGTGGGCTGCCCCGGTGGAAGTCGCAGTCGTGGGAGCAAAATCAATCGATCCTGTGGCATCTATGGAGGCTGTGTGAGCGGTTCCTGTGGCCAATGCCGTGGCCGGCGCAAAGGGAGCCTCACCCGATGCGGTAAAGGACCCATCTGAAGCTTGTCCAGTAGCAGTTGCCGTGGTTGGAGCAAAAACAGCATCACCCGTTGGTGAGATTGTCGGGTCATGTGCTTGTCCTGTCGCAGTGGCAGTAGCTGGTCCAAAATTAACACCACCTTCTCCTGAAACAGTTGGGTTCCAAGCGGCACCTGTGGCTGTTGCGGTAGCTGGTGCAAAATCGGCAGAACCATCTCCGACAATAGTTGGATTATGAGCGGCACCTGTGGCTGTTGCTGTGTCAGGTATGAGGATCTGATCTGTGGAGGCTGCAAATAAAAGGATGAGGCTCATTCAACCATGATGGTTATCAACCAGCCAGTATTCCCAGCGGCCGACTGAGTCACCTGCACACAACGAAGACCTTTATTCTGGCGTAAGGTGATCCCCTTGCCTCCATTGATCATTTGTAAGGCGGGTGGTATCAATTCCAATCCGCCCAATGCAGCCACCATAATAGTCGCAGCGTTTGTCTCTTCTGAGGACAGCGAATAGTTTCGCAAGTCTGTCGATTGAGTGGCACCACCACTAGGTTTGGAACGGCATGTAACAGCTGCATCAATGTCTGTGTCGTTTTCATCAGGCTCCCAGGCAGTAATAACTGTCCCACCTGTCCCTACAGCAGAACTTCGTTCCAACAGCCAATCAAATACAATACCAGTCACCCCCGTAGTAACATTGGGAATCTGAATAATACTCACCACCCTCACAATCAAGGAGGCATGAGCATTGAACAAATCCCAGTGAACAGTGTTGGCAGTATTTACATGGACTTGCGAAGGAATGTTGTAGCAATAAAGAGGTTCTGAACCAATTAGATGACCACTGTGGCGTGCTTCAATGTGGACAGGGTATTCTTTTCCACTAACCAGATGGGTGGCGACGGTGGCACCACTACCAGGCGTGACTAAAATTGAATCGTTGGCCAGCATAATTAACAGGCAATCGTAAGAATACCAGATGCGTTAAAGGTCAGAGTGATGTCCGACCCGTTTGTCTGCAAGTCAGCAGCATCAAGAAAGGCAATTACTGGACTGGTCGCCACGTTGCCCGTGTCGTTGAACACAATGGCCCCTCCAACGTCATTTGCATCCGTGACATCGACCCAAGTCAATCCAGTATCGTCAGCATCAAACTTCAGCACATTGCTCGCGACAGTCACCAAAGGATTGGTGAGTGCAATGGCAGCGGTTCCGGCAACCAGGAAAGCCGAAATGTCATCGTAGAAGTCGTGGACGACATCGTAGGTGTAAGTGCCTTTGACCAACACCACCTTCATACCCGCTTCTTCAAGGTGACGAACCGTCTCAAGAAAGACCTTGAGACCCTGTGGATATATTGTGGATGCCATAGATTAGTCGCTTTCTATATTTCCTCGGTGGTCTTCTTTACCCACCCATGTTACAGAAATTGTTTTAATATTTCCAGGTCCTTTATTCAACTGCCGAAGAAGACCGCTGGTGTCGAGGACCATGGCCATTTGACCGTAATGAGATGTTGAGAGATTGAGATCCACCTTGCTTTGATACGTGACTTGCACATCACCCGCAGCCTCCTGCACCGAACGCGGATCCCGCATAGCGTAGAAGTGAGCAGCCAGCCATGTCTCGATGAGTTGTAGTCCTTCTTCAGAATGACCTGAATCAGTGGCAATTGTGTTGATCAGAGCATTGGCAGCGGTCATGAAAGGATCCAACACAATGTTAGAATCAACTTCGATGATTCCTTGCACCAATTCATCTGTCGTTCTAATTGCCATAAACTGGCTTCGCGAAGCTTTTCCCTGGTCCGCTTACCGTTACAGTTGTATTGCCGGTCGCCAGCACGCCAGTCGC